TATGTCCGGGATCTGACCAGTGAGAATACCTCTCGCATCCGACATCGAAAGCCGCGACGGCACGCTGGCGGCAGGGGCCTTGCTCGTCAATGCGGCGGTGCAGATTGAGAGCGAGTCCGATACGACGGCATTCAAGCGATCGGGAGTGGTGTCACGAGGCGCGGTCACGGCCGGCGATGCACAGTGCTTCGCAGGTATCTCGGGGAAGGCCGTTGCAGTCGTTGGCGATCACGCCTCCACTTTGACTGTTGGCGAGCCGATCACCGAGGACGCAGACGATGACATGGCGCCGATCTTTGCCGGGCTGCAAGTGTCCGCGCGTGAAGCCGGTCAGGCAAGCAATGCGCGATCGCTGATGCTCAAGACCGGCCGTGAAGCATGGATTCTGACGCTGTGAGACTGCCTCTCGCAACCGAGCTGAAAACGTCGATCAGCGACGTAACGAAAGATGCGCGCTTGATCAACGCTCACGCGGAGACGCGAGGAGGCATTCAGCGTGTTAAGAAGCGTCCTGGGGCGCTGGCTACCGGGTGGAATTTCACGACACCGATTCAAGGTCTTTTCGGAGGGGGTCTGCTGTACCTGATATACAACGATGAATTCTCAATTGTCGACGTCGATAATCCCCCTCCCGGCGAAGTTCTCATTGGTGATCTTGTTGGCGGCTATTACGCGATGATCGACAACCCGCCAACGTCGCCGGGGCCAGGGGATGCGTATTGGAGTGCTTCTCCCCCTGGGTTGGCCAGGTATGTGGCTGTCTTTCAGTCTGGATTCGGTGTCGATATGAGCCTATCCCCTGCGTCTACAGGGCCGTGGCGAGAGCTAATAAGGGGGGCTGTATCGGCGTCGAAAGCTGCAACGATACAAAACTTCGGAGAAGCGCTTGATTCTGCCGGCGGCATTGTGTGCTGGTTTTCTACGGACGGAGTTCCGCCGAATGGTTCTGGAACAACGTTCAGGTATCTGCCTGTTGGGCTTTATCTTTCCGGTCTGTTAGATATTGACGCAAGCGACAGTAGGCTATCGTCAGCATCAGCAAACTGGACGGCCGGATATGTCCCCGCTGACATTCCTGCTGTCGGCGCGCTTTATGGGTTCGACATCATGGGCGGCGTTGGTTATGTTTGGGCGCGTCGGACAAAAACGCCAGTAACGATTGATTCTACGGGGAGCGTTGCCAGAATCTATTACACGCAATTGCACGCGGACAAATATCCACCATGCAGGCGAATAGAGGTGTCTGGCGCAAACGAGCCCGAGTACAACGGCGTTTTTGATGTCTACCTTCACGCAGACCCGTTGGCAAGCGCTGGTGCGCTAACCGGGAACCTCTACTACGACATGCCAGGAACGCCAGCAGCAAGCCCTGCGACTGGAACAATCACCGTGAAGTACTTCTGAGCGACAGACATTGACCGCACTTTCCGTAACCGTCTCCGGCCAGCCGTTCGACATGATTGGCTACGTCGCCGAACAGTCGATATCCGGGCTGTTCTTCAAATCCGCATATGACGCTTTCAACTTCGAGAATAACGTGCTAACGAAAATCACCGATACAGACTATCCGGGGTGGAGCACGGTCACGCCGAGCAGCATCACGCGATCAGGATCAATAGCGACCGTTACCCTGTCGGCTCCGGTTAACTGGCAGTCTGGCTCTACCGTGACAATATCCGGGGCTGCGCAGACGGAATACAACGGAGATTTCACGATCACCGTTACCGACTCTACGCATTTCACGTACGAGGTAACAGGCACGCCAACAACCCCGGCAACAGGCACGATCACAGCAACAGGCGGGCGAACAACCGTCCCTGGCGTAGAATATCTTGATGGTTACTTTTTTGTGATGGACGCGAACGCAGTTATCTACAACTCAGGGCTGAACGACCCTACCTCATGGGGCGCGTTGGACTTCATCACGGCGGCGATCGAGCCTGGCGGCGGTGTGGCGCTGGCGAAGTCTCAGAACTACCTGATTGCGTTCAAAGAGTGGAGTTCCGAATTTTTCTACGACGTAGGAAATCCGACCGGAAGCCCGTTGTCTCCGGTGTTGTCCGCTTTTACCTTGACGGGCTGCGCTGTTGGCGAGTCAGTCGCCGAGCTTGATGAAACGGTCTATTGGGTGTCTAAGGCGAGGCAAAAGGGGCGCGCGGTACACAAGATGGTTGGACTCCAACAGCAACTTGTCAGTACTCCGGACATTGATCGGATTCTGGCCACCTCCGACCTGTCGAGCGTCTACTCATACGGCGTCAAGTTGTCCGGGCACTCGTTCTACATCCTGGGCTTGCGCGACATCGACGTGACGCTAGCGTATGACGCAACATCTGGAACGTGGGCGCAGTGGTCAAGCCTGACGGCGCAGACCCCGAAATCGTGCACGCTCACGCAGGCTGGGGGGGTGGTAACGGCGGCATGCACGGAACACGGCTACGCAGACGGAGCGGCGGTCACAATCTCCGGGGCAACGCCGAGCGCTTACAACGGTCTGAAGCAGATTCGTGCTACTTCTGACGACGCATTCACGTTCGGCGTTGCCAGTGGCACCGCAAGCCCTGCGACGGGCACTATTGAGGCAACCGGGTATGATGAGGGCTATTTCCGGTATTCGCACTACGTAGCGGCGGCCGGCCGGGATCTTGTGCTGCACGAGACGACCGGGGCGCTTGTGGAAATTACCCCGGACGCCTACACCGACGACGGGGCGCCGATCGCGCTCAAGATTAGGACAGGAAAACTCGACAGCGGCAACGAGGATTACAAAAGCATTGGACAGATTCGCGTCATCGGAGAAAAGCAGGGCGGCCAAGCGATGCTGCGCTGGTCTGACGATGACTATGCTACCGACTCGCAGTGCCGCCCGGTCGATCTGTCGTCGAGCCAGGCGCGCATACGGCGCTGCGGCGCGTTCCGGCGCCGAAGCTTTGAAGTGCTGCACATTGCTGATTTGTCGGTGCAGCTAGAATCGCTCGAAATCGATTGAAGGAACGAAACATGCAAGAAAGTCTTTGGCAAGGAAATGCGCTCGACGCGCAGGCGCAATCTGCCGGCTATCGGGCGCTTGGAAATGGAAACTACAAGCGCCAGTCGCGATGGTGGGAGGCGCCGATCAGTGGGCAGGATTTGCAAGGCAAGCTCGATGCGCAAGGGTTCGCGAAGCAACAATCCAACCCGGCAAACCTGATTGGCAGCACCGACTACCTAGCGCAAATTCAGCAGTACCTGAACCCGCAGTCGATCGCGGCGGGCGGCGCGGCAAGCGGGACGCAAACGGCGAATCCTTACGAGCAGCGCTTGCAGCAGTTGGTCAATGACCCGAATTCGATCAGTGACAGCAACGCCTACAAGTTCCGGTTTAACCAGGGACAGCAGGCGCTTGAGCGCGGTGCGGCGGCCAAGGGCATGCTTGGCAGTGGCAACACGCTGGCGGCTCTTGCGCAGTACGGACAGGGTATGGCCTCGGATGAGTACGGGAACGAGGTTAGTCGCCTGGGCGCGCTATCCGGGCAGCGCGACTCGTACAATTTGGGGCTCAAGGGCCTAGCAAACAGCGAGTACGGAATGCGCGCAGGCGTCGATAAGAACCGAGGAGCGCTGGCGCTGTCGGCGCTTTCGACTGCCAATGACCAGCGCCTGCGGGCAAATCAACTCGCATCCAACACAGCAACGTCAACCGGGCTCGTGCGCCCGAATATCTGGTAAGGGGCTGAGAATGTACGGTCAGGAACCAATGGACAGAATCGGGCGGCTGATGAGCTTGCGCGACCTCGTAGCGGCCGGCCAGATGGCGCCAGACGACGAGACGCTGCCGGTGAATACGCTGCGCAACAATTCGACGGGCGCGGAGTATCAATTCGCATCTGGTCCGCAGGGCGCCCAAGTCCCGCAGCTTGACTACTCGCAGCCGATCGAGATCTTCGGCCAGGGCAAAGGCTACGCGATCAAGGGTCAGCCACTGTCGGCAATGATCAACGGCCGGCGCGTGGATTACGGCGTCGATGGCGACGCAAGCATGAAAGCCACTCAGGCGGCGCAAGACCGGACAATGAAGCTCGCCGAGCAGATGCAGGGGCTTGACGCTGGCGCGCTAGACATCGCAAAAAAGCGCATGGAAAATTCAGCGATGCAATCGACTGGCGGAGCAAAGCCGCTTACCGAGTCGCAAGGAAAGGCGGCAGGGTTCGGCGTGAGAGCAAACGATGCTGACTCAATCATCCGGGACGTTGGCGGCGGAGGCGATGTGCAGCCAGGACTTATCAAGCGGGCTGCAGAAGCTGTGCCGTTTATGGGTGACGCGCTCGGCACGCTGACTAACTGGACGCAAAGCGAGCCCCAGCAGAAGATCGAGCAGGCGCAGCGAAATTTCATTAACGCAGTGCTGCGCAAAGAGTCTGGGGCGGTGATTAGTCCTGAGGAATTCGACAATGCGAGAAAGCAGTATTTCCCACAACCAGGCGACGAGCCAGGGACCATTGCTCAGAAGCAGGCAAACCGGCAGGCGACAATTGCCGCGCTGAAAACAGAAGGAGCGCAGGGGTACGAACAGGCTCGGGCAGAATTCGAGGCCAGAAAGGCGGCTATTGCCGGCGGCAAGAAACAACAGGAAGGCGCCGGAAACAACACGGTGGCGATGCCTGATGGACGGGTGATGACCTTCCCGAGCGCTGCGCACGCGGACGGGTTTCGGAGGGCGGTAGGACTATGAGCGGATACGAGGAAGCGGCAAAGCAGTTCGGCGGGCAGATGGCCGATCCTTCCGCGCCAACTGCGCCTGACTACATCGGGATTGCTGCGAAGTTTGGGGGCAAGGTTGACACTGCGAAGCAAGTTGCGACGAACGCATACCAGGGCGCCTCTGACTGGTTCGCCGAAACATTCGGCCCAAACGGAAATCTTCGCGGGTCGGCTATCGGCGGCGTCATGCAGGGCATGGCCGATCCTGTGGCCGGCGCGGCTCAGTTCGCGGCAAACCTGCCTGGCGTACGATCGCTGGCCGGCGAAAGCGTGAATTCTGGGATCCTGGCTAAAGAATCCGAATACGAAGCTGCTCGCGCCCGCGCAGGCAGAGTCGGGTTCGACGCAGCCAGGTTATCCGGCAACATCGCAGCTCCGAGCAATGTCGCCCTTGCTTCCCGCATCCCAGCAGCAGCAGGATTCATTGGTCGGGCTGGGTCCGGCGCGGCGGCTGGGGCGATAGGCGCGGCAATGACGCCAGAAACTGACACTGACACCTATTGGGGAAAGACCGCGCAGAAAGCGGCTGTTGGCGGCGCTGCGGGGGCTGTTCTGGCGCCTGTTGCTGGCGCGGTAGGGGATAGGATAGGGCGCATGTTTGGAGGCTCTGGCGCGCCTCCATCGGGAGGTCTGCAGCCAATCCCCGGCGCGCCAGGAACGCATGCGGCAGATGCCGTTATTGCTCGCGCAGCAGCGGAGGCTGGCCAGTCGATTGACGACATCCCGCAGTCCGTCCTGTACCAGCTACGCGCGCA